AGGTGGAGGGGCTTTGTAGATGCAATGCACACTAATAAAAACTTGCCTGCAACAGAAGAACAAAAAACTTTTATGACCTTATGGTATGCGGAAAATTCTGACCCCGCATTTATTAACGAAAGAACGATGTTATGGAAGTGGCTGGTGCAGATGGCATTTATAGATGGCTACGAAGCTGGATTTACCGACAGAATATTTAAAGGTGATGTGTAATGAATGAAGAAGAATTAAGATGTTGGTTTGCTGGCTGTGCTTTAGTTGGTTTAACTATGCGTGGTGAGGCTTGGGGTCCAGATGAACCGTGGGAAATAGCCGACGATTTGTTAGCAATTCGCAATATAGAACCCGAACGAGAAGTTGGTATTGTTGCGGCTAAGCCAAAGCGGAAAACTAAAAATGCGTAGATCAAAAAAAGGACTTATTTTGTTTGGGGAGGTAGTATTAGAAACCCTTAGACATTTACCGCCGACTATGCCCGAATTTACTAAAATAACTCAATATGCTTATATACCTAGTTTACGACGAGAACCAAGACCTGATGCGAAAGGTTTCAAGGCGAGAAGAAGCACGGCAAATCGTAGGGCAGAGAATTGGGTGGACGTTCAAACAATTACGTTCAAAGAAGAAATTAGTAGATCTGGAAAGTTTTGAGGAGGCTTTATTTTGACAGACCCAGTTAATAACCCAGTTCATTACACCGACCATCCATCGGGTATAGAGTGCATACAAATTACTGAGCATATGAACTTTAATCTTGGTAATGCTATTAAATATATTTGGCGTGCCGCTTTAAAGGGCAAGCATTTAGAAGACTTAAAAAAGGCTATGTGGTACATACATCGTGAAATCGAAAGGATAGAAAAATATGGGAAATAAACCGTTATTGACTTTGCCAGTAAGAGCCGAGATAAAACCAGCCAATCCTGATTGGTATCCGCCGTGTTTTGAAACTAAAGAAAAATACGCCGACTACATATGGACTGTGGCTAGAGTAGGGCAACCTATGGATTGCGATAATTATTGTATGGATTGCACGCACGAATATAAGATTGACATGCTAAAAGAAAAACGCTGCGAACATCCTGAGACTATATTTGTAGATTGGCGTACGCTATACAGAGCGCCCGAAGTAGAAGGTAGGCTTATAACAAATCAGGATGAAGCCGATGTAATTGGCATATCAAATGCAAGTAAATTTTGGAGTAGCCCTTTATATGACTAATTTAGAACCAATTCCTTTTGCTGGGCATGTAGATATTGACCTTGAAGTGGCGTATTTAGATGCTGTTATTGACGAACTTTATGGCAAAAATGCTGAAAATGTGCCAAAATACGTGGTATTAGGCGATGGAAGCGTCTATATTTACCATAAAGAGGAAGAGCGCTATGCCTTACGTGAACAAACCCCGCCCCTACAAGAAGGAATATCAGCAACAGAAGGAGCGGGGGGAACAGCCAGCACGCAATGCTCGGGAGAGAGCACGCTACGAGATGGACAAGAAGGGCGTAGACAGGAAGGGGAAGGATATTGACCACACAATCCCTCTTTCAAAGGGCGGCACGAACGCTCCGTCAAACCTTAAGCTCAAATCACCAAGCGCCAATCGTTCGTTCAGCCGGAACTCAGACCACACAGTTAAAAAGAACCGACCGAAAAATGGAAATAATAAATAACAAAGCATTAGTTATTAACACTCGAAGACCGCATTTAGTAACAGAATGTATTAGAAAAAGTGAGATTGTAGAAACCGACGGGGACATGCACAAAGTTGTAGTGCATTGGGGTTTACAAGAAGCGCAAGCGCTAACAAAATTAAAAGTACAAAAAGTCCCTTCACCTATCCATCGTGATTATGATTGGCCTGGGGTTTACCCTCCAATGTCACATCAGCGTGACACAGCTAATTTCTTAACTCTTAATCCTCGGGCATTTGTATTTAATGAACAAGGTACAGGCAAGACTGCTTCAGCTATATGGGCAGCAGATTATTTATTAAACCAAGGCGCTATCAAACGAGTTCTTATCATTTGCCCGCTATCTATTATGCAGTCGGCATGGCAAGCAGATTTATTTAAGTTTGCCGTACATCGCAAAGTTGATGTTGCTTATGGTGATCGTTTTAAGCGTAAGGCTATTATAGAAAGCGACGCCGACTTTATAGTAATTAATTATGACGGTGTTGAAATTGTCGCCGACTCCATTGCAGAGGGCGGGTTTGACTTAATTATTATTGACGAAGCCAATGCGTATAAAACTGTAACAACACAGCGTTGGAAGACCCTTAGTAAAATATTAAAACCAGATACTTGGCTATGGATGATGACAGGCACGCCAGCCGCTCAAAACCCCACCGATGCCTACGGCTTAGCCAAGCTCTGTGTGCCGGATAGAGTACCAAGATTTTTTGGAGCTTTCCGTGATCAAACTATGATAAACATTAGTAAGTTTAAGTGGATGCCAAAACCTACATCGAGTCAAGTAGTTTTTGAAGCGCTACAACCCGCCATTCGTTTTACTAAAAAAGAATGCTTAGATCTGCCGGAGGTAACACATGTGTTTAGGGACGCCCCCCTTACTGCGCAACAGGAGAAATATTATAAGCTCCTCAAAAAAGAAATGCTCATGGTCGCAGATGGCGAAGAAATTAGCACCGTCAATGCTGCTGTCAACCTTAGTAAACTTTTGCAAATCAGTGGTGGTGCTGTGTATTCTGATACCGGTGCTGTTATTGAGTTTGATGTTAGCAACCGCCTTCGGGTTATCACAGAAGTCATAGAAGAGTCAAGCAATAAGGTGCTTGTGTTTGTTCCTTTTACTCATACAATAGAACTACTCAGTGCGCATTTGAGAGGGGCAGGTATTATTTGCGATATCATAAATGGGGCTGTTCCAGTTAATAAACGGACCGAGATTTTTAAAAGATTTCAAGAGACAGATTACCCTAAAGTATTGATTATTCAACCACAAGCAGCGGCTCACGGCGTTACTTTAACTGCGGCTGACACCATCATATGGTATAGCCCTGTAACCTCCATAGAAACATATTTACAAGCTAATGCACGTATTGATCGCCAAGGGCAGAAGAACTCTATGACTGTGGTGCATATTAAGGGTTCTCCCGTAGAAGCTCGCCTTTATACAATGCTTCAAAATAAACTAAATGTACATGATAAACTAATAGACCTATACAAAAATGAAATTGAAGAAAGCAGTTGACAAAGTAAATAGTTGTGTTATTATAATTTAACGAACAAAGATTCGTAACAAAGAAAGAAAGGAAAGTATGTCAGATATAAGCGTTGATAAAGTCGTCGAAGTCTATATTAAAATTAGAGACGCACGAGACGAAGCTCGTAAAAAAGCGGACGAAATAGAAGCCGATTTTGAGTCGCAGTTAAAAGTTCTTGAAGTACAAATGTTAGATGTATGTAAGTCTACTGGGGCAACAAGTCTTAAAACCCCATGCGGTACAATCATGCGTTCAGAAAAAAGGCGGTACTGGACTAATGATTGGGAAAAGTTTTATGATTTTATGTTTGAACATAACGTGCCTGAGTTATTAGAAAAACGTATACACCAAACAAATATTAAACAGTTTTTAGAAGAAAACCCTGATATGCTTCCGCTGGGTATAAATGTGGAAGCAGAACACTCGATAACCGTTAGGAGAAGCAAATGAGTGAAATCACTCTCTTTAGTCAAGATTTACCCGATTACTTAAAAAACGTACAGCTAGATGAAGTAACAAAAGCATTAGCAGGTAACGGCGGCAGTAAGCGTATTTCGTTGCGTGGCGGCAAGTTTCGTATGGTCGTTAATGGGGAAGAAATTCTTACAAGTAATAGCGACGCTTTAAATGTTGTTATTGTTAATGCGGCAAAAGATGTATCAAGGACTTTTTATGCTAAAGCTTATAATCCGAAAGAAGATGCTGCAATTCCAGATTGCTGGTCTAATGATGGCGTTACTCCTGATGCTTCGGTTACAACTGCTCAACACCATAATTGCACAGAATGCCCGCAAAATGTTAAAGGATCCGGTGCTGGCGGTGGTCGTGCGTGTCGTCATTTTAGACGCATTGCTGTTGTTCTTTCTGATGATGTCGGTGGAGATGTTTATCAGTTACAACTTGCATCTAAGTCTATCTTCGGTAAAGGGGATTTAAACCATATGCCATTTGAGCAATACGGCAAATATATTGGTTCGCAAGGTTGCAATCTAAACATGATGAATACTGAAATGCGCTTTGACCCTGATAGCGATACTGCTAAACTATTCTTTAAACCGCTAAAGTTTTTACCTCAAGATGTATGGGAAAAAGCTAAAAAGCAAGGCGAGACACCGTCGGCTAAAAAAGCAATCGAGTTTGTATTTACTAAAACTGATAAGCCAGCACAATTAGCTGCACCAAAACCAGCTATGCCACCAGAAGTCACACCTGCTATTGAAGAACCTAAAAAGCGTGTTGAGAAAAAAACCGAGCCGATTGTAAAAAAAGATCTTGATGCAATTATGGGTAACTGGAGCAAAGAACCAACATGAGTTTAAGAGGCTACAGCTATCGGCTTGTGAAAGCTAACGAGACGGCGGATTCTAAGCATATCGGTGTTCGACTTGGTAGGTTTTGTATTGCTGCCGATATTCCAGTTGCACAAGTTGCAGATAAATTTAAAGTATCTCGCATGACTGTATACAATTGGTTTATGGGAATAGTGACGCCTCACAAAGTTATGGTA